TTTTCGGGTCAAGCGCTTTCAAGAACTTTTCTGTTTCTTTGCGGCTGGTAACCATCGCTTTATTCTTTCATTTGGGCCTTGGCTAAAGTTTCAATGGCTCGTGCGATGATAGCTGCACCTAGATCTAGGGCAGATGTTTGCATGAATGCACCGATTAATTCCGGATGTTGTTCGGCGTAACCTTCACCAAATTTTGCATCAATGTATATAACAGCTTCTTGCATATAAGTATCGGCAGTCATGGGTGCTTGACGAAAGAGTGTTGTACCGTCTGCCATGATCGTTTGGTTGTGCATTAGTATCTCCCACCATTAAAAAGCGGGACCGAGTTTCCGCACTGGCCGGAGGGTTACGTCATCAGCGCAACCGCGACAGATATTGTACTACTCGGTCCCTAGTCGTTGCCCGCGCCTAGCGCCTAGGCTCTCTAGTACGCGGACAACGCATTCACTTGATCTTCTTACGCCCAGCAGTCACTGGCGCTTCTGTTGCAGCAGCGTCGATCGCTGCTCTAACTGCCGCAAATTCCGTTTGCGGTGCCCACCCCACGACTTCAAACGTAGGATTCTTGATGCGCCCATAAGCCGGGTTGGTGTGCTCATAGACTTCGGAGTCGAGTTTACACACCGGATATTCGTCGGGGTGTTCACTCATATCGCGGCCATAAGCGAAGCAGAGTTTCGCCATGGCTTTTTTACCCCCTGCGGAGTTGGTGGTAAACGTATATAGCTGCCCCTTTTTGCCGGGTGCTTTCAATAGTAGGATGTGCGTGAGAACCCAAGGGTCTCGCGGCTTACCGGTACCTTCGTCCACGTCCCATTCGTTCGGGTCGTTAAAAGAGAGTGTGTCACGCTTGGGCGGCATGAAGCCTTTCGCTATTGGCCCCATGATTTGTTCAGCGGGACGTTGATCTTCCCAACGTTGCCACCCTACGAGTAACGCGTCCATATTGGCGATGAGTTTCGTACCAATTGCTATGGGCTCGTTGTCCGGGCCTGCGACAAAGTCGCCTTTGCTGAACTTCAATAGCTGCCCGACGATGGTCGTACTAGTACCGGCGACCTGTGCGTACTCATTGAAGAAGTTGAGCTCACCTTTAGGTGCGACTTCCTGTTGCGGTATGACTTTTAGATGTTTTGCCATTTTCTAGTTACCTTTTCCTTTGTGTGTTTAGACGTTGTTGTTTAACTCATTGGCAGTGCGCCAATAAGCATATTTTGTTCTAACAGCTTTCCAGAATCGATGTGCGGCTTCAGGCATATCAAATTCATCACTGTCACCTTCTGCCATCATCTTGATCCAGACTTCTGCATTAGAATGCAAGCCTTCACCACGATACCCAGCTTCCCAAATCGTCTGAGCAAAGTCTTGTAACGGACGATCTTTGCTATGAGATTTTGGGCTGGATATGGGTGTTACCGCCTCAAGGCGATATTGAACCACATATCGTTCCAAGGTTAGTCCTTTATTTTTAGCCAATTTACGTAGTTCGTTACGCGGTATATGAGAATCCTTATTCTCATTCCATTGCTTGACAAGGTTCATAATTGTTTGTATTTCAGGAGTAGTAGTCATAGACGTAGTCCTTTTCTGAGTAGTCGTTGTTCACTAGTTCTCACTCCTGTCAGAGAGCGAGATGGTGAGGCGAGAGGTTGGCTCGCCAATTCGTAAAAACTTGGCCACCTTGACACCAGCTTTAGCGGCAGCCGCGCGCAAGGCTTCGTTGTCATAAGTCTCACGGCCCTTGACTTGGGAGAGCGTGACGACGTCTGGGATACGGCGTACGTCCCAGTCACGTAGCCGCGCACGGATGACTTCCTGGGTTTCACGAAATGCGGCGTGGTAAGTGTCGGCTAACGCTTCGCGGTCCAATGCCTGCCGACACAAGTCCGTCATCTCTGCGACCTTCTGCGGGTCCACGGGCTTGGCTTTGAATTTTTCTGAAGGCAGAGTGTGCCGTTCTATACCGCAAGGGTCCTTGAAGGGGCAAGTTTGGCATTCACTCGCGCCGGCAATGTACCCTTCTGGTTTCAAATCCTGCGGGGCCTTGGCTGTCAGGATCTTAGCCGCACGGGATTGCATGAGTGCAAAGACTTTCTCGTCAAAGGCGATGACAAACTCGGACACTTCATCGTGAAAGCTGGCGTCAATGTAAACGATCAGTGCGTAGTTAGGTTTGTAAGCTGTCTTGGCGCGTACGAGGCCCAATTGCGTGATTGTCTGTACGCGGTGCTGGTGCTTTTCTCTGTCCAAATTAGCGCGTGGGTCGATCGATTTGATTTCCACCAGTATACAGTCCGCCCCTAAGTCCTTGATACCTAAGTGTTTTAAAGCGTTGCGGGGTAGTCCTGTGAGCAACCCATCAGGTGTGGCACTGAGGTCTTTTAGAGTGAATGTGGTTTGTTCATCACCGGCCCAGAGCAGCTTCTTGCCAAAATGTTGGCGCAGCGCCGGGACAACTAAATGGTTCTCGATCAAGTTGCCGCGTTGCGTCGCCCCCCATCTATCATGGTGGTCCTTGTCGTGTGTCTCAGCGTTCTTGATATACCAGACCTTACGTTCGCACGCTCCGATTTCTGAAGCGCCAACCGTTTTGCTGCGGTCGTGTTTCCAAACTTTGGTCGTGCTTTTGACATAATTATTCAGAATATTGGTGAGCATGAAGTTTGCTTTCGGTATGGATTTTGCAAGTTGTTTCCCATTCTTCTGACGTCAAGTGACTACTTGGTGTGATCAACGTGTGGCGTGCTAGACCTTTCTCTAAATCAAGGTATGAAATAAACCGCCCACAGACTTCACATTTCAAGTTCATGATTTTGCAACGCCCCAGTTTTTGCCAAGGCCGGAGTCCACCACGAGCGGTATGGACATTTCCACGGCGGTTTCCATAATGTGGACCATTTCCTTGAACGCTTCCTTACCTGCCTTCGTCTTTGGCACGCTGACGTCGAGTTCGTCATGCACGGTCAAATGCGGCGCACCGAGTACGGCACACACGCCAGACTCCCAAATTAACGCCATCGCCTGCTTCAGAATGTCAGCAGCGGAGCCTTGAATGTAGGCGTTGAGCGCGCGGTAGGTGAAGGCGCGGTTGGCGCCCATCGTGCGTTTGCGTGAGTAAAAGCGTTCGCCGCGCCCATTTGTCGTCTCCCACAATGGAAAGCGGCGGACCCGCCCAAGTATGGTTTTGATCTGCCCAGCGCGGTCTGCTTCTTCCATCCAGAGGTTGGTCAGCGGACGCATGAATGGTGCACGGCGGTGGTAGTCATTCAGTACCTTCGTCCCGGCCGCGAGGTCCAATCCGAGTTGTGTCGCTATTTTGGCTGCCCCTGCGCCGTAAGCGATCGCAAACGTGATGGTCTTGGCTTGCAGCCTCGGCAACCCGGTCATCTCCGCGACCACGGCGTGGAAGTCCGTCTTGGGGTCGTTATTATAGGCGTCAATAAACGTCTGTGCGCCACGTAGTCCCTGCTCTGCTGCCGTGGCCGCTAGCAGCCGGAATTCAATCTGGCTGAAGTCCGTAGTACCGAAGTCGTGACCGGGGTCAGGCAGAAACAGCGTTCGTACGAGTTCGCCTTCCTTTGTCCGCAAGGGGATTTGCTGGAGGTTGGGTTGAGAACTAGAAAAGCGACCACTAACTGTCCCGCTGGCGTCACTACGCAACTGGTTAAAACTGGCGTGGATACGCCCCTTATAATGGTGGTCGAGTATTGCACCTTTGATGAAGGTCTCGCGTAGTTTGTCAAGGTGGCGTATCTCATGGATGGCTTTAGCCACCGGGTGTGGGCAAGCCGCCAGCCATTCTTTGGTGAAACTAGGCGCTTTGGTCTTGGGGGTACGGGGGTAGTCCACCCCGGCTTTGTCAAAAAGTACCGCCACAGTCCGCGCGTTCCACGGGGGCACGCCCTCAGTCTGCTTAGAAAGCGTGTTCTGGCGCCGAGAGAGCCGTTTGTAGAGCTTTTCAGCTGCTGGGAGGTCCACCCCTACCCCTCGCCGCCGCATAGCTACCAGCATCGGTACCAATCGGCTTTCCAACAGAAACAGATCCCAGAGATCTTGGCGTTTGAGCTCGACTTCCTGTTTCAGGAATATCTGTAACGCGAGCTCCGCGTCGGCCACTGCGTAAGGCGCGACAACGCCAGCCGGGGCACGCCAGATGTGCGAGCCAAATGTACGCATGTTAAAATGGCGCGCCACCCAGGCTTCCAGTTCGGAGCTCTGCTTACCACGTCCGAGGTAGTCCAACGCCAGTGCGTCCAGCCCATAAACTTTGCGGCCTTCGTCTAATAAGGGTTCCGCTATCTGTACATCGTAAATGGGCCCGCCGACTTCGATACCCGCGCAATTAAGAAAACCGAGGTCATAGGCGGCGTGCGCGAATACTTTCGGCTGGCGGCCTTTGAGCTCCTCTTTCAGCCAAGCAAAAACCTTCTTCTTGTCAAGGTTACCGCCACCTTCGTGCGCCACAGGGTAGTAGCCAGAGTAGTTCTCAGTGGCTATCGCCACGCCCGCGATAAAACCGTCCCGGTGGTACCCCGGCCCACGGCTGAGCAGTTCACGGTCCTGGGTTTCGCAGTCTACCGAGATCAGCTTGGCGCCACGTAACGATGGGAACATCTACCACCCGATTTTGCGATCGTTAGTAAGGTCAAACTCAACAACTTCTTCGTTTAAATCATATTCTACCTGCCGCGCGTGGTGCCCACCGTCGTCTGGGGTGCCGGGGCGAAATAAGTCATCTTGTGAACTGGGTATACTATCTATATAAATTTGACCTTGTGCGATCAGTTCGGATTCTATGAGTAATAAGTAGCGACGCAAGTCTCTAATTTCGGCAAGTGGAGTACCATCATGACCATCTCCAGGGTCTTTAAAAATATCATGCTGGCGCACTTTCATCATTTCTTCAATGCGGTCAATTTTACGTGCGGCCATCATCCAAGCACCAACACCGCCGCGTTTTTTCCAACTACCTTTGTATGTTTTCTCTTTTTCAAGAATGTGTTCTACATCATAGTTAGCGATATCTCTTAGATAGATAAGGTGCTTCATAGCATGTCCTCCAGTGTCAAGAGCCAATTTTCTACAATTCCCAATTGTTTGATCTCAGCCGCCTTGTTAAGTGCTGCCTTCAACGTGTCAGCGGTGATGGGTGCGGCTAACTTATTTCCCATGAGTTCTTCCAACCGGCCGAACTCATGCATCTCCAAATTGTCCGCCACCTTGACGCGAGCACACTCTTCTACGGTCAATTTTGGTAGCTCGATTTCTAATAATTGCAATCCCAAAGCTTCGGCTTGGTTCATGGCTTCACGTAGCCCTGCGATTTTATCTTTACCGCTAAATGGTACGTCCCCGGCCAGGAGTTCTCCCGCGTCGTGGTTCAAGATATAATAGAGGACTTCTGCCCGTGGTAAGCCAAAGATAGACACGTAGATATTGGCTACACGAGCGCAGTGTTCCCCTACCGTTTGGGTGTGCAAAGTTGGCCAAGCGTGATACCGCGTTAATCGTGCGGCCATCGCGGGCGAGCGATAGATCCGTTCACGCAACCCGTTCATGCCGCACCCTCCTCATGCACCACTCGATAGCTGCTACACGCCAGTCTGGAGCCTTGACCCGTACGAGCCATGGCATGGGGTCCTGTCGTTTACGCCAAGCGGTGTGGGCGTTAAATAACGGCCAAGCGGTGTCTGCTAGAAAACTATTTTTCCTAGGACGTGCGTTATCCCAGAGCAGCCCAACCAATTCTACTTCAAAGCTGTCGGGGTCGGTCACCAGCGGTACGGGGGTTAGGTCAAGTCTCGTGTCTACCATCGTGCCGGGGCGTTTAGCGAGTTCATCAACGTAGGCGTGGAAATTATTACTTAACTGGTAATAAGTGCCCACCGCGACACCAATGCGCGCTGCGAGGTATTCTTGCAGTATGGAAAAATGCACGGCGTTAGCGCCGTAAGCCCCCCAGAAAATATCATTGGAGCGACACGTCACGGTCATATGTAGCCGTTGCCCGTGGATACGAAAATAAGCTTGGGTATTACAAGGCCGGTCCTTTAGCCCCTTGACGGCGAGGTCGGCTTCTGGGTCCCACATTGTCAGCACGGCTTGGCGAGATATCGGCTGCACTTTTAAAATATGCACGATATCGTCAAGTTGGTCCTGCCCAAAGTGTTCTCGCCAGCGGTGGCCGTAAGCACCATGCACCGTGCCGTTGGGTTGTGCGAAGCGTTCGCCAAAGTCCCTAACATATTGGTTCAAAAACGCTGCGTCGTTACGTCCGGCAAGCATCCATAATGCTTCAGCTAAATGAAATATGGGGTTAGCATCACGTTCGGCTGAGAAAAGTACACGTTCAGTAGGACAATCATAAACAGTCATTACTGGACAAGGCGCGACGAGTACCCGCCCCGCACGACTGTCTTCCTCCTGGCCGACTTCACGGAGCAACCTCAAGCCTTGCGGTAAGGCTTCTGATACGTTACGGGCGAATATGGTGAGCATTTATTTCCCTATCCGTTGCAATTTGAGTAACTCACAACATCGCCGATAAGCGTCTTCCCGGTCTAGAAACTCTATGCGCGCGCCGAGTGTTTTGAGTACGTTGCCTTGGGTGACCACTTGTTTCCATTTGATTGTGGTGTTTTTAGGATTGAGGGGTTCAGCTTTTCTGCCGACTTTGGTGGCGCGTTCATTACGGCGGTCCTGTACGGCTTTAAGACAATCCTCTAACGGGGTGGTCAACTGGATCAAGGTTGTGTTATAATTATCACACAAGGTCAACAGTCTGGATGCAGCCCAGCTGGAAACCATCAAGCCTTCTAACAATACGTCTGATTTAATGGACCATTTTGCAACAAGTCCCATAATATCTTCCGCCGCACCTTTCCAGGAGAGACAGTCACACCCGCCACACGTGGTGCTATAGCGCCCAGCGAGAACGAGGTTATGTCGTCCCGGCGTTTCAAGCCTTACGCCGACGATCCGTTCACGCCCTGCGAAGGTTTGTTTGATATCTTCACGGCGTTTAAAATGGTTCATCAAGCGATAAGCGATAAAACTTTTACCCGATCCTGACGTACCCCGGATATTGATAACGGTCATGCGACCTCCACAATTGGAACGGGTTTGATTTCTTTAATGACAAGCTTGGTTCTATGTTTAGTGAACAACTGAAAGGACGAATCCTTGAAGTAAGCCACGTAGGCGAGGTGCCACTTATAACGCTTGAGGTAGTCGTGACGTACAGCGTTGAAATAATCATCAAAAGTCTTGATGGGCGTCTGTAATTTTTGGCTGTAGGTTTTGTAGGAATTTGGTCCATAGCGAAAATAGAAAATGGTACAGTCATTGATGATGACAAATTTCTTAGCTGCGCGAAAAGTGTTGTTGAGCACGGTTTGGTAAACTTCCCGACCCCGGCGATAGGTGAAATCATTGAAATCCAGAAAGATCATATCAGCGGGTAGTATCGTATCAGTAAAGATGTTACGAGCATTAGGTACTACGGTGAAATTATCCGTTAGAACTTTTTGACAACTTTTATCATGGTCTCCTAAAATAAGGCTTTCACTATCAAAGCTGAATATACGGGCACTCAATCCCGCTCCAGCCATCGGCTCATTGAAAGACTTCCATCCCCCTAGACGTTTGGCGCGTTCCGCGAGCGCTTCCAGACAGAGCAACTTAGCGGGCAATTTGTTGTGTAAGTAGTCCGGACGCTTCAAGCGCTGGGCGAGTTTCGCCACGTAAGATGTGTCCCCCTTGAACGCGCCTTTTAATGGTACCAGAAGTTTATCAGCGATTATGATGGGTTTGTAATTGCGAATAGTTAACTTCATCTGATCACCTGCCAGATTGTCTCGTCAAAATGGTTGGTAAATTCTGGCCAACGTTTGGACATCATAATTACGTGGCCTGTATTACGATAATAATTTTGTTTTTCCGGTACCAAGCCAGGATCATGTGGACAGCACTCCAGCCGCAGCCAAGGCTTTACATTTTGTTCTCGGCACTTCCAGAACAGCGCGGCTTCCTCTGGCCAACCGAAAGCTTCTGCTTTCTTGATGCGATTGTAGAACATATCGTTATAGACGTTGGCATAACGCCGATTTTTACGGTGCCAGCTTTTGTAGGTACAGAAGATGGACTCCAGTGTAAAGTAGTTGACGTCACGGGGGTTGACGTCCGGGTTACTCGCTGTTCGCTTGCGAGCGTCCGTTAGAAGGGCTGCGGCTTCTGCCTCCAACCACGGTAACTGGCCTGAGGCATAGTCGCCGGTAAAGGTGTTGTCCTTGTACCAGTCCAGATCATCACGCCCGAGCACCTTGGCTAGCCCATTGCGGTGCGACTTTGACCCAGACATATCCTCCAGGAAGAGTTTATCGCATTGCAACGGCAACCCAACGATACGCAGGTATTCCATATAGGAAAATGTGGAGAGCCGCCCAAACGTGTAGAAATCCTCGCGTATGGTACGCCAAATTTGTTGGAACGTTTCTTCTTCCGTGGCTTGCTCCCAATTACGAAAAAACTTACGCTGGCTTGTTTCAACCAACCGGTGGTAGCTTTCTACCGCTTTAAGAAAATCCTTCTTATGGTAGCGGCGGTCTGTATCCCAAGGTAAATTGTCATAGTGCTTATTGAACCACGTTGCTAATTTGTTGATATTAGTGGCGGTCAAATCCGGGAAACGTTTCAATATTGTCCACGTGGTCACAATGTTCTGAGTGTTGCCATTCAGAAACACCATCCATAATTTTTGTTCTTCATCCAGCTTTTGTTTCTTGATCAGCCATGGCATGGCATAATAGACCGCGCCGGGGTGAGAGCGGTTTTCTAGATGGAACTCATAAAAGCGCAAGAAGACTTCACGTCGGTATTGTGGTTGGCGAAAATCCATACCAGCTTTTAACTTAGTGACCTCGGGCGTTTTATGCAGCGTTGCCCAGCGGCCTATTTGGTGGTAGTTCACAAGTCTCCTCCTGTAAATTTGCGTCTTGGGGTGCCTTCTCCTAGCCGCGTACGTTCGTACTTATCAAATTCACAAAGTACATTTTGCACATCTTGAGCATCTAGCAGAAATGGTAAATCTTTAGAATAAGGCACCAGTTTTTCAATGAGCGTATTTAATTCTGCGCGCCATTTAACTTCGGAAATATGGTTCCTCGCGGGTTTGCTGAGAATACGGTTAAGCCCGCGCCGCGACCCCGGTCCGCTTGCTGCAAAGGTTCGCCAATCCGATGCGGTATCTAAAGGTGAAACATATTTCAAATCAGCAATAATTTGCGCCGACATAAAAGAACCAAGGCCGCGCCGTTGGCTCAGTCTTACATAATAAGAACTCAGTGTGTCCATAACTGCGGGACGCAGTGTTTTACGTCGGTGCCAGAGAGGTGTTAAAATTTGGTCAGCGACGTAAGGTGCTTTAGGGGTGCGGGTATTGTGCGGCACAATAATATAAGCTGGGTTGAACATAATTTGCCCGGCATGTTGCCGTGTACGTAACACCTCCAAAAAGACATCACGTCGCCAAGGCACCGGATAGCCGATTAATTCTAAGACTTCAGGTTCATTGACAAAACGCGCCACGGCCAAAGCGAACCACAAGTCTGGGTCGTCCTGGTGCGGTGTGCGCCAATTTACGCGCAGCCATGTAGTCACTTTGTCTAATTCACGATAGACATTGCAAAAGCGCCACGCGCGTAGAATGGGATTAGTAGTCCAAGGCGGGGGTTGCCCAGCGGCACGGCGTACATAAATGTCGTGGCGGGCGTGGATGAACTTTGCTAACCGTTTGACGTTTGCCGTTTTCATGTTTCTGTTTTACCATAGAGGCTCCGTCGCCGGAGTTACCCTCCCAAGTCTAGTCCAGGAGGAGTGACTCTCGTGAAAGAGCCAGCTTCCTGGGCAAGTGGCTGACACTACGCCCCAACCGACCAGGAGACCTCTTAACTAGCGAATTTTCTAAACGGAATTTTAACATCCTCCTGTTAAGATTCAAGAATGCGCGCGTTAAGATTTAAAGTAAAGTAGTATCTTTGTAGTTCACCAGTTTCAGCCTTTACTTTTTAAAAGAATAAGCGCACCTTTCAAACACAGGAGGATTATTAACAAAGTGAAAATCATTGCCTTTGATCTTGGCTCGACGATGGCTTGGGCGACCAACGTACCCAACATTACTGCCGTTGGCAGTTTTAAGTTTGAAGGCACGCGTGTAATTCGCTTAACAGCTATTGCTGCGTGGCTACAACCGCTGTCTTGGAACGCGTTTGAAATTGTGGTTTATGAAACGCCATTTGTTCGTGGGCGCGACGCCACCCGCGTGTTGTGGGGCATCGCCGGGTTATTGGAAGCTGTGGTCACGGCGCAAGGTTTGCCGATTGTTGACGTGGCCGTACCAACCATCAAGAAGTTCGCTACCGGTAGTGGTCGCGCCTTCAAGGTTGACATGATCAAAGCGGCGCAAAAGTTTGGCTATAGCGGAAATAATGAACACGAAGCAGACGCCGTGTGTTTGCTACACTATGCGATTGCGAACCTAGAAAGGGCAACTAAGTGAACCCTAAGCAACGCGCTATGTTGGCCTTTGCGGACCGGTCTATGCCGTGGGTTGTTAAAAAGCAAATGCGTACGGCTGCAAAACAAAAAATGTCCTACGCGCAGAAAAAAGCCATGGTCAGTGCGTTAGCGGAACGTGACTTGCTTATGCGGCTTTGGCAAAAGTGGCGTGAAAGTGTTTTAGATACAGCGCTGGAAGGACCCTACCGAGTAGCGATACAGAACTTGATTACCTTTCTTGATAAGATGACCTTAAAAGACGAACGACAGTTAGTTAAAGTCGTCAAAACTGGACCGTGGCAAACCGCGCACAAGGATATCAAGTTCTTAGTTAAGCGGCTGGTTGATGCACGGCTGATCGTGTTGCGTGAAAAGCAAGACTTGCCGCCGTTTGATGATGCGTTACCCGGCGAGCCGTTGACCGTTTACCAAATTCTTTACAGACACATAGGGTGAAGGCTATGCCAATAGATAAGGCAACTCGTCCCCGCGTAGCCGAAAGAGGTAACCCCTCTCCTTCACCACCCTTGATCCGCGCCATGGCCAAGACGCTGCACGATCATGACGTTGACCCGCACGACGATCCGGTCCGGCTGATCACCACGTTGATCACGGCGGGCTTTTCGTCCAACGATATCACGGTCAATTGGGATGGCGTGCTGACCATGGCGATGATTCGCCAGCGCAATGAGGAACGGCGATGACCAAGCCTAACAGTGGACGAGTCAAATGAGCCGCTGCACCCGAGGGGGGGTAGGTGAGAGGGTTCTCGCCCCCCTCGCCCCCCTCGTTATGATATCAATGGCTTACGAGGCTAGGCGGTTGGGGTGAGTGCCAGCGTTGCTGGACTGCAAAATGGAGGTTCAAATGATTTGGCTAATCCCCATAGGCTGTCTGGTGTTGTGGATGATCCTCACGGCTATCGAAAAGCCCAAGCGGGTCGTTGTCATCAACGACGCACCCGACATCCGGCCTGATATTGCGGAACTGGGTAAGGAACTGGATCAACTCAGCGACATGATTAAAGTCGCGCGTGAAAAGATAGTCGCGGATAAGAAAGAAAAATGCCCGATACCTACCAGACCACCACCACCACGTCCATTACCATCAGAACCTTTCTGCAAAGGATAGCCTCCGACCGCGAGAAATAAGAATGCAGAAAATCCTTTCCTTACTTCGCAAAGGTGTCGCCTCCATCTTCAATATGGCGATGGTAGAATATGTAACACGGCCCCTCGATAACTTCATCATAACGGTTGCGGCGTTCTTCATTTACAGCTTCGGAATGGACCTAACGGTTGGCCGTTGCATTGGAATGATGATTGCCGGAACGCATTGGATCGGAAATCCGTCATGGAAACAAAAACTAATCTACTCCACGAGCTATGCCTCCTGCTTCGCTTTGCTTTTCGTCTCGCCGTTTGTGGCTTGTGTTGTCGCCAGCACACAGATTACTTCAGTGGTGCTGACGGGCAAAACTACGCACGGTCTTCTTGCAAATATGGCCTCGGCCCCTTTGAAGAATACCTAGAATTTGGGCCGCGTTAAAAATGCCCGCCGCCGCTAAATGATTGGAGGGCGAAATGTGGGTTATCTATTGGGAGTGGGAAGAATGGGAAACCATAACCACCTCTGACGAGAGGTTTTTTATCAACAAACCGGACTGCAATGAAAGCCATTGGCTAGTCCCCGGCACTAACGGCTAGGAACAAAATGCCCGAAGTTCAACCAGAGCTGGACTACCAAGCCACGCCGCG